AATTTATACAATGCACGATTTTTGCACGATATTGCACGATTCGTACTTTTTTGTATAAAAAGCGTTTTTGTAAGCATCTTTGAAATCCGTACAGAAATAGTACAGATTTTGTGCGCTTATAATACGTTGAAAATCAACCGCATTAAAGACAATTCACGAAATTCCGCACAAAAGCACTAAAAAATCGCTTCATATTGCAAGGGTAGGATTCATCCAATTACATAAAAAATGTAGCCCGATAATATGATAATTCACTTATTAGTATTACTTTAGCGTACAAATTAATTCGCTTAACAATGACAACTAAAATCACTGTACCATCCCATCTTAAAGAATACATTATCGGTAAGTTTTGTAACTTTCAGGATATGCCAGTGCGTTTCCCGGATTCACTGGATATCTACCATATCATTTATGATTTGCTGGAGAAGCGCCCTGCCAACCATCCTGTTGACAAAGGTAATCTGGAGATAGCGTTACCTGTACGTACCGCCGGGAAATCGCCGGAGACCTACAATTTCTTGGGACTCCGTTCGCAGGCAATCATCATCCGCAAGATAGAGACGATGATGTGGGCAGAACTGCACGAATACGTCGATGAACAAAAGCACAAGTATGGCATCAATTTCATTGATAGTATTCACGCCTTCATCAACAAGTACGACATTCAAGGATTGTCTGAAGATGCCTTCCTGAAGAATTACTATCGCTGGCGGGTGAAGGTCCGGCAACGCGGAAAACGAAATTATACACGAAATTCTACCTATAGCAAGTGTAGTTAATTGTCCGATTTTCGTGACAAAAGTAGCATAAAAGCAGTATAAAATCAGTGTAATAATTGATAATCAAAACGTTATGAATAATATTGGAGGCATTATCCGTTGCGAAATCATCTCATCTGACGACATGATTCATTTCTCTGTTCAGAGTCGAAAGGTCGTTCTCCGCTTGAAAGAGTCTGCAAACTGGACTACCTTACCCATCAGTGTCAAGCAGACAACCACTTCCGCAGCTCCGACCGCCGGAGATGCCGGAACACTCTACAATCATCAGGTCAACACCTTGTTGCCTGCCCCTAAAGTGGATGCACAACTGCTCTCGCTCTGCGATGACCTGTGCCGAAGCGGTTGCATCGTGCGCTATACGGATGCCAACGGGAACCGCCGCATCCTTGGAACCAAAGATTTCCCATTGACCGGCACACTGGAAGAAGTACCAGGGAACAGTGCCGCTTCTCTTGCCGGATACAAGCTCATTCTGAAAGCATCCGAGCGGACTCCGCAACTGACGGAAGTATAGCATCCGTCCTTCTCTGCACCTTTATATCTCTGTATCATTGCACAAAAATCGTGCAATGAGTACAAAACGCATTATTCTTTCCGACTCATCTTTGAACCGATACGACTACCGGGTTCTGACGGAAGGCATTCAGTTGGATGCCTTCAAAAAGAATCCGGTAATGCTGTATATGCACCTTCGGGATGAGGGTAGTCCCTACTGGGGAAACTACAAAGCCATCGGGCATTGGGAGGATATTCAGGTTGACGGTGACGAACTCTCTGCCATTCCTGTTTTTGACAAGGTGGATGACCTCTCCAAAGAGGTTGCCGCCAAATACGAAGCAGGGACTTTCTCCGCCGCCTCCATTGGAATCCGTATTCTTGCCACCAGTGCCAACAAGGAGCATCTTGTACCGGGACAGACCCGTGAGACCGTCACGGAATGCGAACTGATGGAAGCCTCCATTGTTGACATACCGGCGAATGCCAATGCCGTGCGATTGTATGACCGTACCTCGTCTGCATTACTGGCTGCGGGCAAGGATGCGAACTGTGTGCCAGCATTATCTAAACCTACCGAAAAGCGTATGAAAGTAAATTTGAGTTGGAAGGCGATACTCGCTTTCCTCGGCATTGCTGCCGATAAGGCAGAGACTACCGAACTCTCCGCTGAAGACTTGTCAAAGCTCGATGGCGAGATGCTCCGTCTGAAGAGCGAGAACGATTCACTCGTGAAAGCCAAAAAGGAAATTGACCAGCAGCTTGCGACAGCCAATGCAGAAATTACCAGACTGAAGGGTGAGCTTCAGACCAAAGAAGGAGAAATCGGCACCCTGAAAACCGCCGGACAGACCAAAGAGCAAGAGATTGCCCAACTGAAGGAACAGGTGAAGAACCTGAAGGGGAAACCGGCCAATGCAGGCGGGCAGCTTACTCCCGGAAAAGAGCCTGAAAGTGACTCTAACAAGGAAGAACTTGCCGAATTCTGCGACAAGAACTCCGGCAACTATGCCACTCTCACCGAGAGACTGAAAACTGAAGGATTAATTTAAACCTTAACTTATGAAACTGATTGATGTATCAAAACTGAACGAGGCAACCGTCATTTATGACAAGGCGCTGCGTGCGTTGCCCTACGCCACCTTGCAGGAGGTAGCCTCAAAACTGAAGCTGAACGTGATGGACTTGCAGGGCAAGCATTCACGCATCAACGAACGTCGCCGTGCCGGTGGTACCCAGTCGTATAAAATCGGCAAGGAATTCAAGGAACTGGAGCAGATTCTTGGCTACGAGCCCTCACTGATTGAACCGAAGGACGTGGTCTTCATCACGAAAGAGAACTCTCAGAAGTATGACGACAACGAATTGCTGATTATCGGCGGTACGCCTGTCAGCAACATCAATAAGAAACATCCGTTGGAGACACGCATCGTCTTCGCCATGGTGACCTCGCACGCCGAAGACATCGTTTATTCGTTGTACCACGCTGAACGTGACGAAGACTCCAAGTCACCGCTCGGAGCTTTCGACGGTTTCTATACCAAGCTCGACAAAATCATTATGGCGGGTGCGGTGAACGTGGCACGCGGAAACCTCGCCCTCTCCGGTGAGTTCCTGATGCCGACCAGTGAAACCGACTTCGCCGCCTACGAGAACTTGGTGGATTGGATTGGCGGCGCCCACAACGCCCTGCGCAGCTCTCAAGGCGGTATCCCACAGTTGCAATGTTCGGAAACCGTCATCAAGGCGGCACGTGCGGCACTCCGCAACAAGCTGCGGATGCAGGAGTACCCGACCACACAACGCTTGATTGAGCTGTTGCGTGAAGATGCGTTCTGCCCGACGTTGGAGGTCATCACGCACGAGGCATTGGGCAGAGGTTCCCGTCTGATACTGCAAAAGGCAGGAAATATGGACCTTGCCTTCAACACGAAGGCGGCTTCTCGCTTCTGCCAAATCCGAGACATTTATGCCGACCCCAATGAATGGCAGTTCTGGTTGCAGTCGGGCTACGACACCCGTATCAACGACTGGCACGAGAAGGTGTTCCGTACCAACGAGCAGAAGAACGAAGCCAACGACCTTGCCGGAGATTACTGTCTGACGGGTGCCGTACAGGTGAACATCACCGGAGCACCGACCGGAAGTTGGAGCATTCAAGGAAAGACTTCCACCCGTGGAAACGGACAGTACTTCATCGGTCTGGCTCCCGGAGAATACACGGTGGAATTCAGTGCCGTTGAAGGGAAGAACAAACCCGCCGACCAAAAAATCACCGTCAAGGAGGGAGAGGTTACGGCTGTAGATGCCCAATACACTTAAAACAGCGAGGGGAAGCTTTCTCCCTCCATTCATTCACTTTTAATAAATCGTCACAATGAAAAAAAGGAATTATTTCATTTTCGTTTCCATTTTCATACTGGCAGTCATCCTGCTGCCGGAAGTTTCTCAAATGTGGGATGCCGACACGCCCGGTCAGTTCACAACCCTGATGGCTGCCGGCCCCGCATTCGCTCCTCTCAAGTGGAAGATGGGACAGAACAATATGGGCGGTTACAAAGCCCGTCTGCTGTTCGTCCCCGCCGATGCCGTTTCTGCCGTGCCCACCGTGCCAGACCCGGATAAAGCCGCAGACAATACAGAATTGGTAACGGCTACCGGTTCGTTCACCTTCATCGCCGACAGCGGTGTCAGCAAGCCCGTTTATCTGTATAGCACCGATGGAGAAGTGGAATTCAAGGCAGAACCACAGGGCGAACTGGACGGCATCAGCTTCAAGCAGACGCTTGGCTTCTTCTTCCCCGGCAACACGCCCGGTATGCACGCCTTCAACGCCTTGGTAAAGAATACCGCCGGCTACTACGTCTTCGAGGATGTGGACGGTAGACAGTTGATGATGGGGCAGACCGGTTTGCCGGCAAGCACATCGCCCTCGTTCAATGGTGGTAAGGCACGTGCCGACCGCAGAGGAACGACCTACACGGCAACTGCCGATTCCAACTACTCGGCTGTCTATCTGGAGACTCCCATCGATATGGAAGCAGCCGGAGGTAATGGTGCCGGAGCGCAAGAATAAACCGATAACGTTATGAACAGAAACGAACTATTAATACAATGGTTGGGAGACCGTCAGCGGAAATACGCTGACGGTGTCTCCCTCTTTCAGGCATTGGCACGACCCGCCCAGAAGGAGAAGTATGCCGCCTATTTCGCTGCCGTCACTGCCGAACCGCATCCGTTCGACCCGCACTTCACGCAGTTGATTAACTGCCTGTCACGCATCAACCGCTCCATCCGTGAGAGTCCCGAACTTTATCCGGCTGCCACCGAGAATATCGTGCAGACCCAGGAACTCACCGATGAGCAGAAGAAGCAGGAACTGGAGAGCCGCACCGCACGCATCACGGAATCGGAAGAACAGTTGGAGGAACTGACCGAAAGGTTGGAGTCGTTGCAGTCTGACAACGAAGACCATTCCGATGAGATTGCCGACCTGCAAGAGCAGATTGACAGCGTTCAGTCGGAACTGGAGCAGCTTCGCAAGGAAGTGGACGTATTGAACGCTCCAGGCGTGAAAATCGTCACGGAAGCCTCGATGCCTCCCTCCATCCGAAAGGCATACGCCCGCATCAAGGAGATAACGCCCCTCTACGCCAGCCTGCACAATGACATTGCGCAGGAGTCCTTGAGCGAAGAAGAGCGCAAACCGCTTGCCGACGAACTGTGCAAGCTGGACGATGAACGCCGCCGTCTGTGGAAGGCAATCGATGCCTGGTCGGAAGGCAAGGGAACGCTCCAACTGGAAGAGCAGCGTCCCACCTTCAGCGACAACCCGGTGGTGCGCGGCATCGAACTGGTGCGCCACGTGAAGCGTCTGAAGCAGAACATCGCCAACAGCAAGAAAGCTGCCGAGCGTGCCAAAGAAGAGGGTCGCCAGGTAGTCTATGAGAACGCGATGAAACGCATTGCGGGCTACGAAGCTGATTTGGCTGAGACTGAAAAAGAGATTGCCGGTGAAAAGATTTCAGGATAACTTTCCATTGGCTTTGTGCCCAGATTCTATCGAACCGTTTATGCACAAGGGAGATTGGGCAATACATGAAGTGTTGCCTAATCTTTTATCAGCCATCGGTCCTGCCGATGTGCGGATTGCCACTTTCAGCATATCGGAGGAGAGTTTGCGCAGTCTGTTCTTCCTGCATGAGGAGCAGCGCATCACCCGTCTTCGGATGATGCTCGATATGACCGTCAAACGGCACAAGCTTGACCTGTTGCTGTTTGCCGCCAATATTTCTCCGGAGATAAAGATAGATGCCTGTCACGCGAAAGTGCTTCTGGTCGAAAACGAACAGTACCAGTTCGGCATTGTCGGTTCGGCAAACCTGAATCTCAACCACCGTTGGGAATCCGGCTTCTATTTCACCGGAGGAAGGCATTTCGATTATTTTTCTCAACGCTTTAACGAATGCTACGAAAACGCTATGGACTATGCAATTAGATGATGAACAACTGAAAGAAATCCGCGATATGTCGGCAGCCTTGTTGCCACCATCCGAGATTGCCATCTTGTTAGGCATTCCAGCCGATGAGCGGGAGTATTTCTGTGACATCTGCAAAAACCATTGCCAAAACCCCATTTATACAGCCTATCACCAAGGCAGGCTTCAGACAAAGTACGAACTTCGTCAGACTGTCATCCGTCTGGCGAAAGCCGGAAGTCCAGCCGCCGAACCTCTCGCCGACAAATATATGCGTGAACAAATCATCAACGAGTAACTATGGCAACCAAAGAGACCACCTACGACCGCATCGAGCGAGCCCTCTACAAAGACCCGGATTCGTCGCTCTATCTCTCCGCCCGTGAGCAGGAAATCAAGAAACGGATGATGCTCTGCGTGGCGAAGAAGATGGACAGTCCGCTCATTGAGGATGCGGACATCGTGAACTACCTGATGCACGGGTGCGGCGGCAACGCCACACCCGTTTCGCAATCTCAGGCGTACCGTGACGTGGCGATGATGAACCGACTGGTGGGCAACATCCGGCTTGCCGCCAAAAGCTGGTACCGCTATATGATTGTGGAGGGTGCCAAGAAAGCCTACAAACTCGCCATCGACAACGGAGACGCCAAAGGTGCCGCCGCCAACCTCGACAAAATCGGAAAATACACGATGGCAGACAAGGAGGACAACCGATTCGACTACGACAAGATGATACCTCCCTCGTTTGAGCCGTCGGACGATGTCACACTGATAGAGGGCATCGAACCCATCGAGAACTTAGAGGAACGCCGCCGCGAACTGCGCCGCCTCGCCCGCAACTTGGCGATGGGCAAGGCAGAAGAAGCCGAAATCGTTCCTGAAGAAGAGAAGGAGGAAGAGCAATGAAAGCACCGGATTCCCCCCAGTTCTCGATGCACGACCTCCGTATGAAGCAGGCGGAAGTCATCCGCAAGTTCTTCAACCGGATGCAGCGGCAGGCGATGGCCGTCGCCGCCCACGACGAATACATCATCGCCTCCCGCGGCACCGGAAAGTCGGAAGGCATCGATGCCCGCTTCATCCTGCGCAACGTGTGGGAGATGCCCGGAGCGTTGGGAGGTCTCATCTCGCCCACCTACGCCAAGGCGTGGGGCAACACGCTGCCCGCCATCTGCAAGGCGCTCGCCGAGTGGGGCTACCTTCAGAACGTCCACTATGTCGTGGGGCACAAAGCCCCCTCGTGGATGGGGTTCGCCGACCCGATACGCCCGCTGATGGGCGAAGGATGGAGCAACGCCTTCCACTTCTGGAACGGTACGGTGATGGTGGTGCTGTCGTTCAACCAGGGAATGTCCGCCAACTCCATGTCGCTGGATTGGGTCATCGGGCCGGAAGCGAAATTCCTCTCCTACGAGAAGATAAAGAGCGAGGTCAACCCCGCCAACCGGGGCAACCGGCAATACTTCGGCGACTGCCCCCACCACCACAGCGTCTGTTACTCCACCGATATGCCCACCGCCTCAATGGGAAAGTGGATTCTGGACAAGGCGGACGAAATGTCGCCCCCGCACATCAACCTCATCCGCACGCTCTACAAGGAGCTTCAGGCGTACAAGCGCAAGCCGCTGACCGACTACACCCTGCGGATGATTAAGGAGTTGGGCCGCGACCTTGACATCGCCCGCAAGTACCAGCCTCCCGTCCGTCCGCAGGCGGGCAAGAACCGGGAATACACCGTCTTCTACGGCGAATACGACGTGTTCGACAACCTCGAGGTGTTGGGCGAGGACTACATCTTCCAGATGCAGCGCGACTCCCCGCCGCTCATCTGGCGCACGGCGTTCCTCAACGAGCGGCTGTTCCGGGTGCCCAACGGCTTCTACTCCGCGTTGGACGATAACGTCCACTTCTACGTCCCCTCCGACAACGGCCGCCTGCGCGACTTAGGCAGCGACTGGCAACGCCTGACCCACAGCGGATGTTTGGGCGACGGCGACCTTGACTTCTCCCGCGAGCTGCACATCGCCTTCGATGCCAACGCCTCCATCTGCTCCGCCGTGGTGGCGCAGAAGGACGGCGGCACCATGCGGGTGCTGAAATCGTTCTATGTCAAGACACCGGGCAAGCTGCAAGACCTCGTGAAGCTGATTGCCGACTACTACCGTCCGAAGCTGAACCACGACATCGTGGTCTATTACGACCACACCTTCACGTGGGAGAGCGGCACCAGCGGCGAGAGCTATGCCGATGTCATCGAGCGCGTCTTCATCGAGAACGACTTCAAGCCCACGATGGAGTTCGTCGGCCAGGCGCCCAAGCACGACTGGAAGCACCTCCACATAGACCGCACCCTGAAGGGCGACCCCGAATTCCTCTGGCTTCAAATCAACCTCCACCAGAACGAGTTCCTGAAGATAGCGATGGAACAGACCGGCATCCGTCAGGGCAAGAACGGCTTCGAGAAGGACAAGACCCCGGAGGGCACGGAAGACACGCCCGACAACCCCGACCAGTACAAGACACACGTCACCGATGCCTTCGACACCCTCTGGTACGGGATGAACTTCTTCTTCCGCGAGCCGAACCAGAAGACGGGAGGGGTGTTCTTCCTGAAGAAACAATGATAAGCCTCTCCCCTCCGTGGTTGATGGAACGGAACCGACAATCATCCCTTCCGCATTTTGGGACCCATCTCTTTTTGCGAGCGCGCGAGCAAAAAGAGATGGGCGCCAGATGCGCCCACCCTATTAAAGAACTCCTTCATCGTTATAGCTGTAATACCCGCCATAAGTCACTATAACATGGTCAAGCATCCGTATATCAAACAACTTGCCCGCATCCTTTAGCCTTTCTGTCAATCGGTTATCGTCTTGGCTTGGGTTCTTGCTTCCGCTTGGATGGTTGTGTACAGCCGCAAAGCAAGTGGCGTTCACTTCTACGAGTTTTCGCATTATAAGTCGGATATCCGCTAATGTCTGCGTGATGCCTCCTACACTGATACGAACTTTCTCTATAATTTTGTTTGCCTGATTTAAACAAATTATCCAAAACTCCTCATTCTGCAAATCAACCATATACGGCTTCATTTCTACATATATATCCTCGCTGCTTCTAATTGATTTCCGTTTATCCCGGTTTATCTCCCTGCGCTTATAAAGTTCTACCGCCGCCTTCGCAATTCGCCTGCGCTGTGGCGTCAAGCTGTTAAACAACTTTTCCAAGCGGTATTCTCCCGACCACTCTTCCGATACTATCGGCTTATTCGTCAATTCTTGAATCAGTTCCTTTTCGGTCGCCTCTCGCATGTCATCGAACAAAGAAAGCTGTACGCCCTTGTTCCCTTTCGCATTCCGTTTCATAACTCTTCAAAATTAGTTGTTCCCGCAAATTGTTTTACCCAAGAAATAACCTCCCAAAACTTCCGCTCCCATCGTTTCCAGCGCACACGCGAAACGTGCGTAGCTATGCCCTTGCGTCAGAATGTCATCGAAAACCAAGCACTTTTTGCCTTTGAAAAAGCGTTTGTCGAACTTGATGACCTCCACCGTCTGCACCGTTTTCGCCGCCTTGGTTTCATGGATGGCGAGCCGTCCACCCTCTATGCTGATAGCCTTATACGCATTCTTGCAGCCTGTCAACCGTGCCACCTCTTCGGCAAAAGCCTTGTATCTGACTTCGTTCTTCTCTCCGCTGCTTGCAGGGATGCAAACCAATGTCACGTTGCCCACCTCTGCGCCGAACTGCTCCCGCATCTTCTTCGCTACCAATTCAGCAACGGACAAACTACGCTTTCCGTCCTTAAAGTCCCATATCATTCTACGGATAGACCACTCCCGTTTGTTCGCCTCGTACTTAGTGGGCAAATAATCGAAGAAGTTAAACATGAACTTAGACCACTGATTTTTCCATGATTCGGGGATGTTTTTTGTTTTCATATCTGTAAGTATTAAAGTTTTTATTCTTGAACCTTGAACTCGTGGGTGTGAGCCTTTTTAATCGGGCTGTTCCCTGATTGGAGTTTTTTTTTATTCCGTCGCCTGTCACTGCGCGGTATGTTTCGCCTTTTTTACGCTGCCTAAAAAGGTGTTGTAAGGAGCAAGAGCAAGTTTTTCAGAAAACAGAAGGCTTGAATACGACCCATCGGGTGGAGATTTTTTCGGAAACAACGTCAGAACTTGAACCAGCGACGTCAACATTTACCTTTGCAGCTCAAAAAAGCGAAACTGCGTTGTGATGGGAGACTAAAAGAATGGCGACAATCAGAAAAGGAACAGCCTATGAACCGATAGTTGAAAACTATACCGCTCTGCCCCTCTTTCCTGCCATCAGGCAAGAATGTGGGGAGGAAATCCGAAAAATAGCCCGAAACAGACGATTGTCCAGCTTTTGTTTGGTCAATCGTCTGTTTCGGGTTATTTTTCGGCGTTTTTTTTATCTCACGCCTTTCCCACAGTCCAAAACGCATCACCTTGAAAATGACATCAGAAGAGATTCAAAAAGGGAATTTTTTCCCTTTTTCCCGTCGGGAGACCCCGCACCGCCCTGAGAAAAAGTTTCGTACCTAATATTTTTTTCCCGCCTTATATGC